ATGAAAGACGGTGGCGAAGTATTAGAATATAGAAGCGGAAGTGATGACGGAATCTTTTTCGATGCTCCATCCATGTCATATGAAGAAATGCAACGGCAAAACAAACGAATTTTTGAACGAAATAGTGAAAAGGAAGCTATAGAAAAACTTATAGATGCTGGCTTTACTCGTCAAGGGGCCAAAGACCATATTAAAAAATTAAAGAAGACATACGCACCTAAGAAAAAAGCTCAAAAGAAAATGGGCGGCGGTAAGGTCTATTCGCGTGGCTCTCGAAAGGCTAGTTACAATGCCTGACGATAATAACTATAGAGGAAGTGCTATACAAGCCAACCCTAACAGGGCTAACTTTGGTCTTAGAGCAACGTTAGGAAGACTTAATACAGCTAATGTATCCGCTAATCTTGGTATTCCAGTAAGTCGTCTTGAAGATGAGATATCTGACCTTCGCTCAAGCCTTATGTTTTCTCTTTTTAAAACCGATGAGGAGAACAACGCAATAAGAGACCGAGCAAGGAAACTAATTGCTAACAATAAGAAACCAGAACCACCAAAACTAACAGGCGTTACAGTTTCAAGAGGTAGAATTGATACAGCTAAAAGAAAACTACCTCAAAATAAGAAAAGCGGTGGCAAGGTCTACTCGCGTGGCTCAAGAAAGGCAAAGTATAATGGCTAGGCGTGGTTTGTATGCTAATATTGCTGCTAAAAAACGTAGAATAAAGGCAGGTTCTGGTGAAAAAATGAGAAAACCGGGAGCAAAAGGCGCTCCAACTACTGGTCAATTTAAAAGAGCCGCGCAAACTGCGCGTAAAAGGCGTAAATAACTATGAAAAGCAAAAGATTAAGCCCAAAACAGCGTAAAATTGCTGGTTCTGCACCCCCTCGTAACAAAATTACGGGTGCAGACTTTAAAAATCTAAAGAAAAGAAAGAAAACTCGTACAAAACGAGCATAATATGGCACAAAAACCAATTCCTCGCACTAAAAAGAACTATCGTCCTACCAAAAAGGGTGCAGGAATGACTCGCGCTGGCGTAGCAGCGCACCGTAAAGCAAATCCGGGGAGTAAACTCAAAACGGCAGTGACTGGCAAGGTCAAGCCGGGAAGCAAAGCAGCAAAAAGACGTAAATCTTACTGTGCTAGAAGCGCAGGACAGATGAAAAAGTTTCCAAAAGCTGCAAAGAATCCTAATTCGAGAATACGCCAAGCTAGAAGGCGCTGGAAATGCTAATAAAGGAGAAGTGCCATGTCGTACTTAATGAGCAATATTCCTCATTTCAAATGTTGGATACGAAAAGAGTTTACTCATAATCATCAAGAATATCATGGAGAGCTTTTACACGCTCTTGTTATCGCAGTAAATACAATTCCAGACCGTTGCCTAAGTTTTCAAGTTGTGTTTACTGGCATAGATGAAGAAGAAAACGTACATGGTGGAGCAATGTGGGCAAGAATGCCCATTACAGCTTTAATTGCAGATGAGGGTTTAGAAGAAGTACCAGAGCGAATGGATACACACCTAGCCCAGCCGTGGGACTGTTCATCTCGAAACCATAGCATCATTGTTATGGACAGAATCAGTTCAAGTCCGTGGATTTGTAAAATAGGTGGAGATTTCTACAAAGGACGCTATATGTTTACTGTAGACTATACGGACAGCTACATAAGTGACGACCCTGCACAACACAAACAAAGCCACGTACTACAGCTTATCGACGCTGACAAATGGACAGGTAATATCGTTGCACTGCCAAACAACAGAGTACGAGTTACAAACCCAGCTTTGTGGGTTACTGGAGAGGGCGCACCTGATTTCGTTCCTAGCCAGTACATACACTCATCAGAAATACATGATAGCTACACAGACCCTGATATAACCTTTAATAATTTATATAAGGAATAAACCATGCGTAAAAAAACTAAATACATGTCAAAAGGCGGCATGATGAAGAAAAGTAAATATGCTTCTAAAAAGAAACCAGCGACAAGGCGTAAGAAAAAGTAAATGCCTCCTCGTAAAAAAGCTACGAAATCTAAGTCTAGGGTAAACGAAGCTGGAAACTACACAAAGCCAGCTATGAGAAAACGTCTTTTTAACCAAATTAAAGCAGGTGGAAAAGGCGGCAAGCCGGGACAGTGGAGCGCACGAAAAGCTCAAATGTTAGCAAAAAGATATAAAGCTTCTGGTGGCGGGTACAAAGGATAGTTTTGTATGGCTTTGAAAAAATCTCAAAGAAGCCTTAAATCATGGGGTAAACAAAAATGGAGAACAAAGTCTGGTAAACCTTCTACACAAGGGCCAAAAGCAACAGGTGAAAGGTATCTGCCTTCTGCTGCAATTCGTTCTTTATCCTCTTCTGAATATGCTGCAACCACAAAAAAGAAAAGGCAAGCAATTAAAAGGGGTAAACAACACGCCAAGCAACCAAACCGTATTGCGAAGAAAACTCGAAAGTATCGTCGTGTTAAGTAACGTATACGCATGGTGTTAAGAAATGTCGAAAGCAGCAGAAAGCACACAAAAGAAACAAAGGGGCAGACCACCTTTAAAACCCGGAGAAAAAGGGCGCTACCAGTATTCAAAAGTTCAAAAAAAGAAAGTAAGCGAGCGGCGAAAGATCGCCTCTCAGAAGAAGATATTAGAGCAATCAGAGAAGAAATTAGCGAATCTGAACAATCAAGCGGAAGCGTTGAAGAAATCGGATCAGATCGCTGGAAAAGGTGGAGTCGTAGATGATAGGACTATTGCTTCCCTACCTGCCCAAGTCAGAAATCAACTACAGGAAGACACAGAACTTATCTTCAGACCCAACGAAGGTCCGCAAACGGACTTTTTGGCATCTCCTGAAAAAGAAGTTTTGTATGGTGGCGCAGCAGGTGGTGGAAAATCTTACGCGATGTTGGTTGATCTGTTGCGATATGCGGATAATCCAAACCATAAGGCGCTTCTTTTAAGACGAACACTTGCAGAATTGACTGAACTTATCGAACAGTCACGCAAACTTTATCCTCGCGCTTTTAACGGCGCAGTATTTCGAGAATCAAAATCAACGTGGATATTTCCAAGCGGAGCTACAGCACTTTTTAGCTACGTAGATAAAGACCACGATGTTACAAGGTATCAAGGACAAGCATTTACATGGATTGGCGTCGATGAATTGGGACATTATCCCACCCCCTATGTTTGGACTTACCTACGTAGCCGACTCAGAACCACCGACCCCTCGTTGGAAACGTATATGCGAGCTTCTGCGAATCCGGGTGGTTCAGGTGGTTGGTGGATTAAAAAAATGTTTATTGATCCGTGTCCACCAAATACGCCGTTTTGGGCAGTCGATCCCGACACGGGACGAACATTAAAAAATCCAAAGACACAACAACCACTCTTTCAGCGTAGATTTATACCAGCAAGACTTACGGACAATCCCTACTTAGCGGAGTCTGGTGAATATGAGGCAATGCTTCTTAGTCTACCAGAAGTAGAACGTAGACGGCTTCTAGAGGGCGATTGGGACGTAGCAGAGGGAGCGGCATTTAGTGAATTTGATAGGTCTGTACATGTTGTTGAACCTTTTGAGATTCCATACAATTGGCCCCGTATACGCGCAATGGATTATGGATATAGCAGTCCTTCTTGTGTTCTTTGGGGCGCTGTAGATTGGGACAACAACATCTGGATATATCGAGAGCTTTACGAAAAGGGTCACACCGGAGAAAGTATTGCAGACCTTATTATGTCTTTAGAATATGACGATCCTCAAATGACACAATCAGTTTTAGATGGTTCTTGTTGGTCAAGACATGGCACGGGACCAAGCATAGCAGAGTCAATGATCCGTAGAGGTACACGTTTTGTGCCAGCGGATAGAAATCGCATAGCTGGGAAAATCGAACTCCACCGTAGACTTGCGTTAAAAAATGGAGAAGAACCCGGTTTACGAATCTTTGGTACTTGTACTAATCTTGTACGTACACTGCCTACACTTCCACTTTCCAAAACACAATCGGAAGATGTGGATACAAAGGCAGAGGATCATGCGTACGATGCGTTACGGTACATGTGCATGACTCGTCAGACTGGCTATGCTACCAGTTCTATGTTTCATTCGATTAAGCAGCAAGAAAGCTATCAACCAGTTAACTCAACATTTGGATATTAAAAAAACCTCTACACATGGCACAAAAACCCTTTATAGAATCCCCACAAACAGGCCCATCTGTTCGACAGTCTTTTGAAGATTATATTCAATCTCGAAAAAT